CCATTGTGGGCAGTGATATAATCAATCTTTGTCATTTCAAGTCCTCTCTTTCAACTCATCTTACTTATATACAATACACCATTTTTACGGCAATGTCAAGAAAAATCGTACATAGAATATCGTGCAAAAACAATGAGTTATAAATTAATGTAACTCTTGGTCTTGCCAACTCCACTCAGATACCCTATCAGCAGAAGTCCTACCAGCGAATATCAAAGTGTCAGTATCCCAATCTATGTAACCATGACTACGATGGTCATGCCAACGATGAACAAAATCTATCTGCCATATGCGAGACACCCTTTGTATCTGGTCTTCTGTCATACCGAAAACATGGACTGCCATTTCAAACCTCTTTCTCATTGTTACTAGTATAGTATACTTGTTTTTATAACAAATGTCAAGAGAAAAATGCAGTTAAATCCGATTTAATTTCATTTTGTCTGGTGGTCACAGCGTCTGTAGAACTGCGTAATTTTGGATTGTTTACCCACTTGATAGTGTTGACAGGCATAGTATCGAAACCCCACATAAACCATGCGTTACCGAATGGTGGAGAACCACCGCCTGTAAAGTCTACTCTGTAGTTATACACAAGTGCAGACATACCATAGTCCATAAACATCTGTCCTCTGCGTCCACCTTGGAAAGATGCAACAGGCAGAAATAATGCAAAGGGTTTCCTCAACATATAACAATGTTCAATAAAGTTGTCTTTGATACTATAGGGTGGATTCGTTATGATGCCGTCATAGACATCATCTGGTGAACAACTGAAGAAGTCTTTGTTGTTACTAGGTACGATATTATAATCGTACTTATTGAAACCATCAACTATCTGGGATGACTTACCACTCGTGGCTTCGTAATAAGTTTTGTCCTTGTCCAAGTAATCCAATATAGGAAGTACTTGGTCACAAGGTGTATAACACTCATCACTTGCAGCATTGCGTGATAATCTTTTTACCACTACTAATGCCATTACTTATCCTTAGAGTTTTCTTCCTCATAAAGAATAAGTGCAATAAGAGCATAGTTTGCCATGTCGATGAGAGTATCTTTAATACCTTCATCCTTAACCTTTAGTTTTTCTTTCTTTGCAAATCCCATGATACGACTGAACTTGTCACCGATACGAACACAACACCCCTTCCATGCTGGAATTCCTGCCATCTCGCACGTTCTAAAGTTTGCGAATACATCTTCTGTACTTGCATAGTCGTGTCGTTTTGCATCATGCGTTGCTTTCATTTCTTCCAGCAACTGATAAAATCTTTCACTCTGTTTCATATTAAACTACCTTACTAAAGTTTTTTTCTTTTTTGAATTGGACAACACTTCTGAACTTATCAAAAAGCATATCCTGTTTGTGGGAAATGACAAATACGTTTTGGTCTGAGAACGTATTAAGGATTTTGAGGAAATCATCTGTACCAGTTCCATCCAAAGATGAATCAAATATCTCATCAAGGATTAGAAGATTGGTATTAGTTGAGTTCTTCATCTTTGCAATTGCTCTCCATGTGAAGAGTAACGCTAAGTCTATTCGCATCTTCTCACCTTCAGAGAATGATGCATAAGAGAATTCATCACGAAAACGTGACTTGATAGTCTCTTGGAAATTTTCATCAATATTAAAGTTGACAAAGAAGTCCATTGATGATAGATATGTATTTACCAACTTATTCATAATAGGCAAATACTGTTTGATAATTTTAGTCTTGATACCACTGTCTTGTAAAAGATTACGAGCAACATCAACGTAAAACTTATCTTCTTTCAATTTAGACTTCTGTTCATCAATGAGTTCAATCTGACCTTTTAGTTTTGCAAGTTTCTCTTTATCATCTTCTGATATAGAACCACTCTCATAACTAGCAATGTCTTTTTCTAATTGAGCATTAAACTTTTCTAACTGCACAATAGTAGATTTAATCTTTGCAATCTCTACATCATGCTGTCTCATAGTTTCAATATTAGTTAGAATAACATTTAGTCTGTCCTGTTCAACTCTTTCAAGGGTTTTGCAACTATCGATTGCTGTGTTAAGTTCTGTGACTTTTTCATTTCGTGTTGCAATCTTCGCCGACTTTGTATCATCCGTGATTGATTGTTCGCAAGTCGGGCATTCATCGTGGTTCTGGAAAAATTCGATTTGACGGTCATTTTCTGACTTTCTGTTTTTAAGTGCTGCTTCTGATTGGGTGAGTTTTCTTAGTTTAGTTTCAATCTTCAGTTTATCTTCTGTATCAAATGATAACTTTTCTTTGTCTATCTCATGTGATTTGATATCATCTTGTCTTGCAGAAATAGTAAAATTGTTGTCGAATACCTTTTGCTGGTTTTCAGCAATTATCTCTGATTTGTTGTTTATCACCTCCTTGATGAATTTTTCTTGCAGAGTTACTTTTTCTTTGGTTAGGTCATATTGATACTCGACATTACGAGTTTCCTCGTTTAGTTCTTTAGTCTTATTCTTGAGTAAGAAATTCATTAGAGAGAAAATCTTGATATCAAGAATATCTTCTACCACCTCACGCCTTGCCTTTGTAGGCAACTGCATAAATGGTACAAAGGTAGAAGAACCTAGAATAACAACCTGTGTGAAAGAACGATAGTTCAATCCCATGATTTGTTGTTCTAGATGTTTCTGATAGTCACGAGCATTCGCATCTTGATTAATCAGTGTACCGTTTATATATACTTCAAACTTATTAGGTTTGATTCCACGATGTACACGAATGTGTTTAGTACCGACCTCAAACTCAACTTCAACCACAGCACCATTACCATTAACTGAATTGATAAGTTGGTTCTTAGAGATTTGTCGAAATGGTTTGTTGAATAATCCAAAACACAACGCATCAAGAACAGTAGACTTTCCAGCACCGTTCTCGCCAATAATAAGTGTAGTTGGACTTCTATCCAACTGTATTTCTGTAAATTGATTGCCTGTCGAAAGAAAGTTCTTCCAACGTACTGTCTTAAATATAATCAAAGTTCTAAATCACTCGCTTCTACATATAAGGACTTCATCATTGATGTTAGTCGTTTCTTGTCTAATGTTACATCTAGTTCATCAATGTATCGTTCTAATAGTGTCATAGTATCCTCAGCGTTCTCTATGATTGCATCATCAACATTCTCTGCATCCAACTCACTAAAGTCTTCTACAATTTTGACTTCATGTGCTCCAGATTCAGACAATACTTTATCGATAAATTTATCGAATTGATAAAAGTCTTTTTTATTAACAACCACTATCTTAACAAATTTATCCTTCAATGTCAAGACATTATAGTCAGAATAATTGCCAGTTGTTTCATCATAATATACTTTTTCAAATATAGTATGTGGATTAATAATTCGGTCTAGTTCTCGTGTATCAGTATCAAAGACATGGAAACCTTTAGGACAACCATTATCACTCCATGTCATCTGATATGTATTACCAAGATAGTAAACTTGGCCGTCATCAGACTTCTTGTGAAAGTGTCCAGAGAATACTGTATCAAATTTTCTTAGGAATTGTTTATCGTATCCACCCTCTGCAAAATGACCAGCGTGCATCTCAAAACCATTAATCTCCAAGTGACCCATGCAAACTTGTGCTTTGGTTTCTTGGATGTGTTCCATAGTGTGAGCGTAGTTGTCTGGGCATATCCAAGGTAGGAAACAGATTGGTGTACCGTCAAACTCAACGGTAGTTGCTTCTGGATATACGAACATCTTAGGGTAACGTCCCTCTACAAGTTCTGCGAGAGAGTTAACGTCATTAGTGTTCTTATAGAATGTGTCGTGATTACCCACCATCATGTGAAGGGTAACACCTTTGTCTACAAATCTTTGGATAAACCTTGTACGGAAATCCTGGGCAATCTTATACGAAACAAACTTACGTCTGTCCATAACGTCACCCAAGTGAATAACCGTATCAATATTATTCTCTTCAATGTAAGGAAAGAATACCTCTTCCCAGAATTTATAAAAGTAGTCATTGAAAGCAAGGTTATCATTTCTTGCACCAAAGTGTGTATCAGTTATTAGTGCTATCTTCATTTACATCTTCACCTGTATCATCATAAAATTTTTCAAGTCCTTTGGGTTCTTTCTTAGTTTTCTTTTTGGGTTTATAAACAGCCTCAGCAGGAAGAAAGTTCTTCTGTAGATAATCTACGAACTGTGCCTGTTCCATATCTTCTCCCATGGCCATAACATCAACACTCATATTCTCAATCACTTTGTGACGAATGTGTTGTTGTTTCTTTTCTTTTTGAATCCTACGAATGAACGCATAATATATGATTTGCGTGAAATAAGCAAATGGGTTGTTTGATTTCTCTGGATTGAAGTTGCCACAATATTGTAAACAGTTTTCAATACCATCAGAAATCATTTCATCTCTGTATGTGTAATTAATAAAGTTTGGTCTGTATGATAGATGATTTGCGATTTTAAGGAAGCACTCACCGATGTAGTTAGTCACTGGCGGTTGTGGGTCACCTAGTTCCTCTGCGTCCTTACACTTATCTTTCCACTCTTTCATCGCCTCTAAAAAATCTTTATTATTGACATAGTGTGGTTTTTGTTTTGGTTTCATAATAATTCTTTCCACAGTGTTTGAAGGGTATATTCCCAACTATTCATACATAATACTATATCTTGTGCCGGATGTCAATAGTTTATTAATATTAAATTTAATTTCAAAAAGTTCTTGACAATCTCTTGACAACAGGGTATATTTACTATGCTGGGTTTGAGAATGAATAGATATACAGATAACTAGTGTAATAACTTAGAACTGATTCTATAGTCATCTAAGTCATCAAATTCATCTTCTTCTTCCTCAATCGACCTCAATTGGCGGTCTGTAGGATAGGGGGAGAGGTCATCCTCAACTTCCATCCTATTAATACAATGTTCATAGAACTTAGTTAATCCCAAAGACGCTCCTGTTATAACAAGAACTTGGGTTTTAGGAATATCATAAACATTATCCTCAGAAAAGTGTATCCATCTTTGTAGAGATATCGCTTCTTCTATTCCTTGTTTAGTTGCTTTAGGAACACAAGATAATTTTAGAGGGTGAGATATAGCAAAAGTTTTGGGGTGAGTTTCTTCCATCAGTCTGGCAATAATCTCTTCACCACTAGACAGTTTTAGAATCTTTGTAATCTTCTCATCTGTCATTTCATTTTTATCCTTTGGATTTGGTAATTAAATTGTTCTTCATTGTATATATTTATTCGTTCTAAAAAGTGATTAATAGTGAAATTCTTCTTAGACTTATATGTGAAATCATCTGCTATATCGAAGAGGGTAGCGGTATCTTTACTTTCACTCCTACGCAGTCCACGGCCAATCGATTGCAAGGCACGAACTCTGGATTTACTTGGACTTGCGAACATGATGTTATGAAGATTGCGAATATTGATACCAGTACTAAAAGTGCCGTAGGAGGCAATGATAATTGCATCTTTCTCTTGTTCTGTAATTGCACGAATATCTTCTCTTGTTTGTGTGTCCGTTCCACCATATACAAAGAACACTTTTCTGTCTGTCTCTGTACTAATTATATCATGTAAAACTTTGCCATGTTTCTCTACATACTGAAACAAGACTAGTGTATTACTTTTCAATCTCAATGTCAAGTCACGAATAAACTCGTTACGAGCAGTGTGGGAAACTATATAATCCATCTCATCTTGATAATTCATTCCTTTTACTAGTTTACACTCAGCTTCTGGATATGTCAAGACTAATGCTTTAATGTTGAAATCCGATAGTGTTTTTTCGTCAATCAACTTTTTAGTAGTTACAACTTTATTTAGTGTACCAAATAACCCCTCTAGTACCAACCTATGTGTCTGCATACCATCCAGCGTTCCTGTAAGTCCAAAGCGGTACTTGCATTGATGCATTTTAGTTAATATAGATGTAAGAGACTTTGCTTTGAATAAGTGAGCTTCATCTCCAACAACCATACCAAACTGATTGAAATAACTAGTAGGCATTTTATATAGAGATTGCCATGTTGATATAACAACATCTTTTGTTACATTTCTGTCGTGTCCACTATATACTTTTTGAATGTGTGCCTCTTGCCATCCGTAATCAATAAAGTCTGATG